GCGTGACCGTCAACAATTGTAATTGTATCAGTCGGTGCTTTTTCAATAATAATTGAATCTCCAGCTGCGTGTAAGTAAATGTTTCCTAGTGTTGTACCAGAGGCATTTTTAACAACAACCGATTGAGTAGCTCCTGTAGCAACACAATGCACAAATTGAGCATTACCAATATTATTTGCACTTGGATTGTTTACAAACTCTCCTTTAGCGATAACTGTTGCCATTTTATTTTTCTCCTAATTGTTCTAATATTTCTTTATCAAAATATTCATTAAATTTTTCTACATTAATATTATGAAATTCTGCCACTTTACTAATGGCATTTTCAAATCTGTCTATAATATTACCTGTTTCTTTTTCTACTAATTTAAATACATCACTTACACCCTCTTTCATTTTAGGACTTAAATCTCTAAATGATTGAGAATCTATTATTATGTTTTCTTTAATTAGTCGGCTCACTTGCATTATCAGCACCTTGTGTATCAGCAGCAACATCAGTAGTCGCTGTATCAGCGGCCACATCTATTTGAGCTTGACCATCAGCAGCATTAGCTCCTGTTGGTATTACATTACCTTGTCTGTCAAATGTTCCTGTACCAGCAATCTCTGGTTTAGGGTCACTAAAGCTTGTAGCGCCATCTTGTCCTGGTGTTTTACTAAACATACTACCAGCAATTTCTTTTCTAGCGTTATCTAAAGCGTCACCTACTTTATCTCTTAATGCTGATTTAAACGCTTCTCCAGCGTCAGCATTATTACCTTTTGATAGTTGGTCAATAAAGTTTTTTGTGTTGTCATTTGTATCTGCCATAATTTATCTCCTTTATAAATTTTCCGTGTCTGTTGATTGAACGGTTGGACTAGCAATTATTCCATCGTCAATTTCTTTCTTAATTTGTTTGTCCATATCTTCAATTTCTCTACTTGTTTGTCTTAATACGTTTCTTCTAACATATTCAACAGAAAAGAATTTACCAATATAATCTCTCATTTCAGTAGCAAGAGTTAATCTTTCTCTCATCATTTCTGTTTGTTTTAATTCAGCAAAGTAACCGTCTTGTAAGAAGTCGTATTGTAGAGCATCCCTTACTGTGTACCAATCATCTTCATTGATAATACCTTTTAAGATTAATTGTGTTCTTAATAAATCATTAAAAAGTTCAGTAAATTTCTTTCTAAGTCTTTGTACAAATTTAGTAAACTTAACCTCATCTCTACTGATTTCGGCAGCTCTACCTAAATTAAAACCAGATGTTGATTCTAATCTACTAATAGGTACATTTAAAGACCTGTAAAGTTTTCTTTGGAAGTATTCTATATCTGTGATTTCACCTAAATTCTGACCGCCAGGCAAAGTGCTAATATCAGTACCCCTTCCACCCTCTCTGGACGGCAACCAAAAATCTTCCAACATTGACATATAATTTCTGTCATCTCTAATTTCTCCTGTTGAAGCGTCATAGACAAGTTTGTTTCTGTATCTTGCCATAACATCTCTTAAATATTGTTCAGCCTTTACTTTAGGTAAATTACCAACATCAATCTTAAATATTCTTCTTTCAGGCGCTCTTGCTATTCTGTATATAACAGCAGCGTCTTCAATCATTCTTAATTGATTAACTGGTTTAATTGCCTTATGTAAATAAGATAAGACCATATTTTTATTTTGGTCTATTAATCCTGATGGTACAAAAGCTATTGTATCAGGAGCAATTTTTAATCCTATACCTGAAGTAGAACCAGCTACTCCTTTTTCGTTGTAAAGATAGTATTCAACAAACTCATCTACAACTGATAAACCATATGGCATTGGACCATCTGGTCTTTTCTTTCTGATCTCTCTAATTTTTTTAACTTTACGAGGATCAATATATTTTAATTCTGTAATTCCTTTTACAGGACTTTCTCTATCAATTATCTTATGATAGTAAATACGGCCATCAACGTACCATCTTCTAAAGATGTCGTGGCCTTTTGTATTGAAGTTTAATAACTTCAAAATGTGTTGAAATTCGTCTTCTATTTTTCGTCTTACTTCCTTACCATAAGGTAATGAGTTCACATCTACTTTAACGGCACCATTGTTTTCGTTAGACACAATAGCTTCGTTAACAATATCCTCTATTGCTGTATCGCACTCGGGGTGTAAGGCTATTTCTCTATATCTTCGTATTAGATCCGCTTCACTTTTAGCCGTACCATCCATATCGAGGTACTGACCAAAATAACCTCCAGCTGCGATAGTTTGTGTACCATCGTCCGCTTGAGTTGTTGTAAAGCTCTGTTTTGGATCCGTCTGCTTTTTAGCACGTGTAATACTAAATCCAAATAATTCAGCCATAATTTATTCTCCTATACTACTACTTATACTAGTTTTAAGAGGGCGGTTTTGGCCGCCCCCTAATTTTAAATATTAAGTTGTAGTGTTTGTTTCAAAGTATTGGTATTGGAAAGTAACGTCAAACTGTTCGATTGCCGTTGCTTCGTCATAACTCAATTCAATAGCCGCAACGATAGTAGGAAATAATCCTCTTAACGTGTACGATTTAACTGTATTACCGTTTCTGTCTAAATGATCTACAAATGCATCTACTTGATAGTCAACAGGATTTGTTAATCCTTCGTTATCAGACATATTGTTGATACCGTTTTGCCATCTTTCAAAAGCATTTCTAAGTTTAAAGTTAGTGTCATTGTAAACAGTAACAGACCACTCCGCAATCGTTCTATCACCTGCTATCTTAATGTTACGACCTCTAAAAGGTACGTTAACACTAGCGATAGTCATATCAGGTATACTAGTAGCACGACATAGGAATGCTAGGTCTTCTATTTCTCCGCCAACTTGAGCGTAACCAGGAAAAGGCATTGTCACCTTAAACTGATTGGCTCTTGCGCCACCGCCAGCAAGTTTAGCTTTGAAGTCGTTAATATTAGGCATTTTTTATTTCTCCTTTTCTATTAACCACCAGCTACTTCGTCAAAGCTGACGCCAGTTCTAGTAGCGATGAATTGTAATGTAATAAAGTTGATACTTCTTGCTGGTTTAATAAAAATCTCAGCAATAAATTCATTTCTATCAATTACTTCACCTGTGTTATTAGTTTCATCACAGACTACTAAGAAGTCTGTGATACCTCGTCTACCTTGTACTTCTCGTAAGAATGGTTCTACGATATTTCTAAAGTTAGCTCTTGTAAATTCATCATTGAATTCAAAAAGTTGGAATTTAGAAGCTGTAGAGATTGCTTTTTCTAGTACGATAAACAATCTTCTTACATTGATTCTGTCAAAAGCAGACGGCGCTGATAATCCAGTTTTGTCACCAAAAAGGACTGTACCTTGTCCTGGGAAGAACGCCACAGGATTTACTCTCTTAGGATACAATTGATCTCTTTGTGCTTTAGTTGGATTGTAAGCTAATTTAACTACGCCTCTTACTTGACCTCTGTTAAAGCCAGCAGGTGAGTACCAAGCGTCAGCTGTTAAGTCTGTTCTAGCAGCCAAACCAGCCATATCACCGTTTAATGGTACATATCTGTAAACATCATTGTATCTGTCGTACATATATTTGTAACCACTATCAAAAACAACATATGAAGAAGAATTAACATCTTCATAGAAATTAATGATATTATTAGTGACTGTAGTTGTATTAGTTATATCAACAACGTGGTTTCTTGGAGGAGAAACAAACGCTATAGCGTCTTTTCTATCTTCAGCAATTTGTAAAAGATCATTTACGTGATTTTTACCATCGCCTGGAGTTCCAATTGTTTCATTAGGTGTTTTACCACCAATGATTAAACCAACGTCAACAGTTTCAGCGTCTTGGAACTTCTCATAAGCAGTTTTTAATTGGCCTGCTGTTACAGCTGAACCATCAGAACCTGCTGATAATGAAGTTGTTACTGGAGCTGTGATTGCTGATGTGCTGTCAAAGTTTTTGCTAGCAACATTTGAACCAAAGCCGTTTGTAACGCCTAGTGTTGAGTGATCCATCCAGAAAATGTATGCTGATCTATTAAAGATAACATCTGGATAGTAGTTAGTTCCGCCTTCGCTTGATTTAGCGTCAGCACCTTTTGATACTTTTGAGTAAGTTTCTAATACTTGACCAACAGTACCTGAAATACCACCGTCTTCGTCAACGACTACAACGTGCATTTCATCATTAGAACCACCTCTTGCTGAAGCGTAAGGCGAAGTGCCTGGTGCGCCATCAACAAAGTCATAATATCTCCATCTTCTTCTAACGTTACCGCCATCAGTTATAGCAGCGTGTAAGCCACCTGAACCTGATTCTTTTCTAACGATAGTGATAGTGTTTGTACCTGTATTATTTGCTGTTACTCTATATTCGTGTCCGTCAGTATAGTCGTTTGTAGCGGCTGTAGTTGAAAACGATACAATGTCGCCAACGTTTATACTTGCTGAACTTGTTAAAATTACTGTAGTGTCGCCAGTCGCTGTTGCGCTGTCGTTTACAGTTGTTACTGCTTGTTTTTCAAAAGCTTCAGCAGACTCACATACAGAAACAGATAGGTTATTACCCCACGCTCCTGCTGTTCTAGCTGCCCAAGCACCTACAACGCCTTGTCCGCTTGCATAGTTTGAAGTGTAATCATCATTGTTTTCGATAAGCACACTTGAACCAGAAGCGTTAGCATTGGATAAGCTTGTATTAGTTGCTCGTACTACTCTCAAAGCATTAGAGTATTGTAGAAAGTTAGCTGCAGTAAAAAAGTATTCAAAGTTATTTGAATCTGGTTTACCGAACGTATCTACAAGCTCTTGTTCACTAGAGATAGCCACAACCTCATTTAAAGGTCCTTTACGAAATTCGCCAGCAATAGCACCAATAGAAGTTGATACTGCAGGTATAATTCTAGTTAAATCTTTTTCTTGTACGAGAACACCTGGTGATACTTGAAATGCCATAGGTTTATTCTCCTCTTAATTAGCTAATTAACATTTGTTTATTGTTCAAAAGTCGTATTATTCATACGCCCATAGTCAAAGTTTCATTATACAGATATTTATAATAACCCAAAACTACATACCTTTTCTTATATCAACAGGATGCCAGACATCACCATATTCATCTACAGTTGCCTGTTCGTGTTCGTTGATACCGTCATCTAAAAAACCAAACGGAGCCATATCTTGCTCTATTAAGTTTTGTTGTTCCACATACATTTGTTGACGAGCATTTGTATTGGTTAACTCTTTAAAATAAGGCTGATTTGATAACCAACCAAATATGACACAACACATCATTAAGTCATCATTTGCACCATCTTCGGCCTCATAACTTTGACCTCTTTTAGCAAAAGTTGACATCTCCTCTATAATCTTAAAAGCATTAACAACAAGTTTATCACCCTCTACTAAAGTCTTTATATTGGCACAACCTATTCTTTTAATCTGTTTAGTCATACGAACACCTAAAGATGTACCTCGGCCACTATACATAGCACCTAATATTTGACCAGCACGGCCTTTTTGAGTTGTCATCATTAGATTGTCATATTCAATTTCAAACTGTAATGCTTCAGCAATTTGTTGACCTATATCGTTGACCTCGGTTAAGATATGAGCTCTGTTATATCCTTTACAAACTTGTTCTATAATATTTGGAAAAACAAAAGGTTTAACTTCATTGTTTTTATAAAGAGCCACAACTCTATAAGGCATTTTTGTAACATCAAATACAATAAAGGCAGAATAATCTTTATCTACACCTCTGGATACGTCAACTGTACAAACATAAGTATGTCCTTTTACAGGTGCCTCAAACACTTCTACACTACCTGAAGATTTAACAGGATTCATATAGGCCATTGTTTTAATTTTAGCAGGTGATATTAAAGTATTAACCGAGCCTAAAAATTCACATTCAAACTCTTGTTGGAATTGTTCTTCACTTGTGTTTCTTATTGTTTGTTCTTTCCAAGCTTCATCTCTACCAGGAACTTCCGACCAATGTACTTCTATCGGTATATAATCATTTCTTTTATTTTCAGCGTCTGTCCATAATTTGTAAAATTGATTCATACCATAAGGGGTAGAAACTATAATCATCTTTGTATTTTTACCAGCAGAGATGGTAGGATAAACTGAACTAAAAAATAATTCGGCAATATTTGTAGGTACAAAAGCAAACTCATCAAGGAAAATTATATTATAAGAACCTCCTCGAATTGCTGATGATGAAGTAGCAGCTGCCACAATTGTTGATTTGTTTTCTAATTCTATATTACCTTTGTTCCAGTTAATAACACCTTGTTGTAACCATTTCGGTAAATTTTCATAGGCCAATTGTAAACGGCCTAATATATCTCTAGCGGTAGATGATTTATTGGCCAATATAGCAATATTAGAATTAGGATTAAATAATGCGAAATGCATTAAATAAGAAATTGTTGTTGTTGATTTACCTGACTGTCTAGGTAGTTTACAAATAGTAAATCTATTTTTATGTATAGTATTAACAATCTTTTTTTGAAAGTCATACATTTTAAATGAAACAAGACCTTCATCTAAAGAAACAATCTTTACATATTTCTCCATAAAATATAAAGGGTCTTTGGCACACTTTTGATATTCTACAATTTCGTCTTGTGTAAATTCAACAGGTGTGTTAACCTTTTTAAGATTGGGGTTACCCAAATATGCATCAGTTGACATTTAAAATTATTCCTTCTATATGTGTATAACCTAATTTTTTGGCTAATGTAACTCTTTGATTTCCTTTTACAACAGAAAACTTTTTTTCTTTATATTGTTGGCCGTTTGCTCCATATCTAGGAGTTTCAGATATTGTGTACTGATTTATTTCTATTGGTTCAACCATTTCAAAATCTTTTGATAAGTCTTGTAAGTAAATACCATTTTCTTCATAGTATTTAATATAATCTAAATCACTTATCTTCAGTATCGTCTTTTTCGGGTGTGATCGTTTTGCTTTTAATATTTTCATTTTTTAACATTTTCTGTAATTCAGCGGTTGATCCTACAAACAATGCGTTTTTTATATTAGCACTTGCTGTTTTAGGTAATTCTTTTAAGTCTTTAAGTTTCTTTTGTAAGTCTTGTAGTTTATCTACAGTATCAGCAACATTTTTAATTAAAGCACCAGCAACCTCATAAGCTCTTGGGTGTTGGCCTTCTCTAGCAACATCAAGTATACCATCTATAGCTTCTTGTCCTCTTTCAATTAAATTATAATAGTTTTCTCTACTATATTTGTAATCATTATCAACATCTGGAGATTCTTTATCTTCTCTACGTGGTACCAAAGGCTTAAACTCTTTAGTTTGTTTAGGTTCTGTTTTTTCTATACCTAAAATTTCATTTACTTTTTCTTCTAATTTACTCATAATTATTCATCTTCACCTGTTGTTGGATTAAAGTTTTTACTATCTGTAAAATCTGTTATTGTTGTTGTAAATCCAAAATCATCATCAGCATCAGCTGAAGTAGGATTAGGTGTTATTACTATTCTTACTTCTCTACTTTCACTTCCTGTACCAGCTGTTGTTGGATTAGTATGTATATCTGATTGTACTTCTTTGATAACCTTTTGAGTTTGTGCTGGTCCAAACAGATAAGTTTTAGCAGTAAATGTAAGTGTATATATAACAGCTCTACGTTGTGTAAAACTACCATTATAACTATCTTCATAAGTAACACTATTTAAAACAATTGGCACATCTCTTTTTATATTTAAACTAGGTATAGCATTAACAGTAACAGTATAATCTGGTTGAAAGAAAGGTAATATCTGTTCTACAATTTGTAGGCCACTTTCTGCTGTTGCTGTAAATATGTTTAAACTATATGATATGTTATAAGGTACTGGCATATAGTTATAATCTAATATCTTACCATCAGCAGCTGTTTTTACTCTTTTAAATTTTTGAATACGATTTAATTTTCTACTTGGGTCATAAGCAATTGAAGTAATTTCAAAAGACATACGAGGTAAAGTAATTGCAAATTCTCTTTCATCTAAAGAGGGTTGTTGATCTAATCGTACTAAAAACTTTTCTTTTGGAGCATAAGCCAAAGGAACTTTAATAGATTGTATAACTGTATCGTTAGAGTCTTTTCTTTTAATTTGAATATTATTAAACAATTGACCAAAGGCGATTGTCATTCTTCTCATTGACTCATTATAGAAATAAGTACCAAACATTAAAATGCTCCCTCATCTACATCACCAAAAGGATTTCTTTCAGTAAAGTCTAATATATCATCAGCAGTAGAGGCCGTATCAAAACCTGCCTCACTATCTAAGTCTAAATTATCGGCATATGTATTTGCCTGTGTTTGAATATTGTAAGTTTCTAATATCATATAATTACTTTCACCTGTAACACTATCATTTTCTAATAAAATTGAACCTGGTTCATTTTCTAAAGACACTTGATGTGCTAATTGATCTAAACTGTATTGTGTTTCAGCACTATCAATATCCGTAACACCTGTATTAAGTCTTTCTGAAGAATATTCCCAACGAGTACATTTTAATTTATAAACTGGTAAGTTACCGAGTTGAAAGAATGGCTCTTGGTCTTCAACAAATTGTATTTCAAAAAAACTATTCATTAAAGGCATATAGATAATATCGCCTTCGTTAGGTCGGCCGTCTTTAATTAAAGTGTGTACAGAATCAACAGCGTCTTGCCATCTTCTCTTAGCAACCATAAAGGTTGTATCTTCTCTAATTTCTAAACCAAACTTATTGATAATTTCTTGTTCACCAGCAAATCCTTCGGTGGTTTCCATATACATTTCAATTAAATATGAATCATCAAACTTACTTAGTGAGTCTTCACCAAGTATTAAATCTCTATTAACTAATGTTCGTGGTAAGTAATAAACGTCTTTGCCGTATATCTTTAGGCCTTCTATAATTAAATCTTCGTATAATCTTTTTTCACTGGTATTTCCGATACCGTTACCACCTTGGAAATAATGATTAACTGCCATATCATTATCCTATCATAAGTGGTTGTGACATTTCAAACGAGTTTCTAATTTCGTTTTCTATTTTTTCAATCTCTTGTATTGCTTCTGAATAAATTTGTTGACCGTTTAAAGTAACTCCACCTAACATTGCAACTCCATTAAACTTACTAAGATTGGCACCCCAATTTTTCTTAAACAAAGCCGTTACATATCTTTTTAAAATCATATCATTGTAAATATCTGTAAACGTTTCAGGATCTAATTTACGATATGCTTCAATGACTAGATATTCACCTACTTGTAAATCATTTGTCCAGTCCATATCTATGTACAAACGATTATCATTTTGTACAAATCTAAATGGTTTTTCCCCTACTAATATGTGATCTAAAAAATCTAAGTGTCTTAACACTATATCATAATTAATAATTGATGTTGAAGAAAAATCGTAAAGATCATTTAATCTTAATTGATATCTTACGTCAAATAAGTTTAAATTACCTTTATCTGAAAAAGGGAAAATGTTGATAACTGAAAAAACACTTTCAGGTACAATAATATAATTGTTACCTTCACTCCAAGCAGTTGTAACAGAATTTTTAGTAACAGATTCAGATGAGTTACCTGTAATTCTAGCTTTATCAGCTTCGGTGTATTGATATTTTAGATAGGTTCTACGAATACCATCATAGTGATATTGAGCATAGTATTGTAACGCTTCATCTATTCTATCTTCTAGTTGGTCGTCATCTACGTTAATTTCAATGACTGGTTTTCCGAGTGCTCTTAAAGCGTATTGTTTTAATTGTTCTCTTGTAGCTGGCGTTGCCATTATTAACCCCTATATGTGTTTACTACTATTTATAATAAAAATAGTGTGTTATCCTAGAGCAACAGCTTGAGCAATAGCAAAGGCAGTAGAGGCTTTTGTATTTATTTGTGTTTGAATTGAACTTGTTACACCATTTAGATAACTTAATTCTGTATTATCTACATCTCCGTTACCTATTTTGGTAGCGCTAATACCACTTGATAACTCACTATCTCCAATATTTGTAATTGTGTTATTGTCAGCGTCAATAGTCTTGTTTGTCAATGTATTAGTAGAATTTGCTAAAATATATGATTGTAAATCTGATATATTTGATTCTGTGATTGTAATTGTGTTAGAAGCACTATTGATTGTTTTGTTTGTTAAAGTATCTGTTGAATTGGCTAAGATATAAGATTGTAAATCTGATATATTTGATTCTGTAATAGTGATTGTGTTTGAAGCACTATTAATAGTTTTATTTGTTAAAGTATCTGTTGTTGCTCTTCCTACTAATGTATCAGTAGATGTAGGTAATGTCAAAGTACCTGTATTTGATATTGAAGAAATAATCGGCGATGTTAAAGTTTTATTTGTTAATGTATCAGTAGTATCTTGTAATACAATTGTACCTGAAGCATTTGGTAAATTAATTGTTCTATCAGCCGTAGGGTCAACAACACCTAATACTGTTTCATAATCATCAGCCGTTGAACCTTCAAAAGTAAATGAATTAGTAATTTCAATTGTTGTTGAATTAACAGTTGTTGTTGTCCCATTGACTGTTAAATTACCTGTGATTGTTGCGTTACCTGTTACAGATAAATTATCATCTATTGAAATTGTGCCTCCAGCAGAATCTAATGTTAAATTACCAGAAGAGGTATCTATTTCATTATTACCTGTAACGCCTACTTGAATATTACCTGAAGTTGTTGCTCCTGATATAGTACCTGTAATTGTTCCTGTAACTGATAAAGCACCTGTAATACTTAAACCATCATTAACTGTAATAAGAGAGGAATCAGATGAAGAAATTGTGTTACCTGAAATTTGAATAGTCGAACTTTGAACAGCACTTGTTCCATTACCTAAAAGTATAGAGTTAGATGTTAAAGTGACATTACCTGTACCACCGTGTTCTACTGCTACAAATTCACCTGTTTGAAACTCTGCTAAACCTGTTGCTGTTCCACTTTCGTTAAAGACTGTTCGTATTGGTGTTTTTGCTACCATATGTTATTCCCTAAAAGAAAAATAATGTGTTTCCTTGTGATGACCCTAAAACTGTTCCATTTGCCAAAGTAAATTGTGCCACAACTTTATCAGGATCAGCTTTAAAATCTAGTTTTGTTGCTTGAGTATTTAGACCTAATGCTTTAGTGAAAAATGGTACCGCTTGAACTGGCGAACCATCTTCACCTGCTAACGCAAGTGTCTTTGTTACTCCACTTACAACTTCTACGTTTGAGTTTAGAGGTAATGTAGCACCTGAAGCAGAAATAGAAATTGTTCCTGTTCCGTCAGATGATATAGTTGAACCACCAATATCAATCGTGTCACCTGCTAGATACAATGAACGAAATCTTTTAGATACGGAACCTAAATCATATGTTTCAGTTGTATCAGGCAAAATATGTTGGTCAATAGCTGATAAATCAACACTTGAACCTGAATTAAAGTTAGCGACAGTAACAATACTGCCACCACTTCTCATATAAACTACTTTGTCTGTTATATTAACGGCGACTTCGCCGTCTTCTAAATCACTAGTAGTCGGTACAGCAGAAGCCGTTGTACTTCTTTTTAATTTAATAACAGTTGCCACTTATTAATCTCCTAAATTAATAATTAATTAAAATGTTCCGCCATCAATACTTGTAACAGTAACAACTCCTGTAGAAACTGTAAAGTTATCTGAACTAAATGAAGCAACACCTTTATTTGATGTACTTGCTAATTCAGCAGCGATTGTTAAAGTATTTGACGCTATTGTAGTATCAATACCTTCACCACCTGCGATAATTAAAGTTTCGCCAAGAGCAATTGCATCAGTAGTAGAACTATCATCTCTAATTGTAAATGTACTATTTGCTAATTTAGCGTTTGTAACTGAACCATCAACTAACTGTGAAGCATTAATAGTTTTATTTGTTAATGTCTGTGTTCCAGTTGTAGTAACAAATGTACTAGGTAAAGTAATTGTGTTAGATGATAAATCTAAAGTTGTTGCTAATTTACCAGCAGTTACAGCATTGTCTTGTATTTTACCTGTTGTAACAGCAGTATCAGCTAATTGGTTAGTACCAATTCCTGAAGCCTTAACTTGTAAAGCGTCACCTGATACTTCAATTGTTGTGTTATCAACAGCAACATCTAAAGTATTACCAGTTTTTGTTAAAGCGTCACCAGCTGATATTTGGCCAGCACCAGAGAATTGAGCAACCGTAATATTAGTTGTACCTAGTGTTGGTGTACCGTTATGTGTAAATACATAACCGTTATCAGCATTAGCAGTACCTTCTTCAACGAATACGAAAGCACCACCTGTAATTTCAATAGCTTCATCACCGTCAGGTGTTCTTGTTAATACCCATTGTGAACCAGCACCACCAGTAGCAGTTACTTTATATAAACCGTTTTGTACAGCACTTGCTTGGTTTTTAACTAAAATTCTATCGTTTTCTGAAACAGAAACTCCGTCAATTGTAAGAGCACCGTTAGCGTCAGCAGTAATTGTTCCAGCGCCATTGTTATATGTAGAAGTAGCAAGAGCGGCTGTTGTAGCAACTCTAACTGAAGCTTTTACATCTAAACCATTGGCAACACTATCAACATATGCTTTAGTAGCAGCGTCCTGAGCACTTGATGGATCAGTTACGTTTGTAATTCTACTTGAATCAACGTCAACAACACCAGAGCCTTTAGGACTGATTTTTAAGTCAATGTTTGTATCACTACCTGTTGTAGCAATTTGTACCGCATTACCTGTAGCAGCGTTAGTAATTTCTAATTCATTTACAGCACTTGTAGTTGTTTGTAAAAGAATTAACTCATTACCATTAGCGTCAGCAATATAACCACCGTCAACAAATTTAGGAGCTGTAAGTGTTTTATTTGATAATGTTTCAGTACCAGATGTAGAAACTAAAGTAGCGTCTGATACAGCAGTATTAAATTCTGCTAATGTTCCTGATACTGTGTTTGTAGTTAAACTAATTGATTTATTAGTTAATGTATCAGTAGATGAAGCTGTAATATAAGCACCTAAGTCAGAAATGTTTGCTTCAGTAATAGTGATTGTGTTTGAAGCACTATTAATCGTTTTGTTTGTTAATGTATCTGTACTTGAAGCAGTGATATAAGCACCTAAGTCAGAAATGTCTGCCTCAACAATTGTTATCGTGTTGTTTGCGGTATCAATTGTTTTGTTTGTTAAAGTTTGAGTTCCTGTGTTTGTAGTTACTGTACTATCAATCGCAAAGGTAACTGTATTACCAGAACCACTTGTATCAATACCAGTACCACCTGTAAAGGTTAGTGTTTCACTATCTAAATCAATA